CTTCGAGTCCGGGATGTGAACGATCCGGTTCTCCAAGTCCACCTGCTCACGCCGCATCGCGAGAAGCTCCTTGTAAGGACGCAACCCCATCTCGGTCATGATGATGACGACGTGCCGAAGGTAGCTTGGGGCTACCATCTCGACCCGCTCTTGTTCGCTCCACGGTAAGTACCGTGGCTTGCGAATTGAGTTCTTCACCGAGACAGGAAACTCGACCCCGTTGCAAGGATTGGCGGATAGCTTCCTCTTCTTGACCGCGACGTTGAGGATGCGGCGCAGGATGCGAAACTCCTGATGTACCGTTGCAGGCTTCACAATCCCTAGGCTCCTACGAGCCCATCCGTTTCCCAACTTGTACCGAACGGTTCGCTTCGCTTGCAGGCGCTCTTCGATGTAGGACTCGATTGCCTCGGTCGTGATCTCCGAGAGCAAAGCCGATCCAAAGGCCGGTATCAGCCGAGTCTTCAGAACGCGAACATTGTGACGATGGGTCGCCTCCGATCGGAACGGCGGTTTCGACCGATGCTCAAGAAACCAGTCCGCCCACTGGCTAAAGGTGAGTTTCTTCCCCTCCAGCAGAAGGTCCAGTGAACCATCATCACGTGCGTTCAGGCGGCCTCTGAGAAACCGGTCGGCTTCGTCCCGGTCAGCGGTCCCGGCTGACTCCCGGACTACACCACCAGCGGCGTCACGATACCGAACCCAAAGAACGGACGTTCCCTTACGTTCATAGACGTTCCCTCCTCTCTCTCTTGGTCTGCCCCGCCCACGGGGCGCTTTGTTGTTCATTGACATACTTCGGTTCCTCCGTTGTGGAATCCCTTGAGCCACTCATCTAGCTCCGAGACGCGGAACTTGATCGAGCGGCCTAGGCGGTAATGGGGAACCTGTCTTCGCTCGACGTAAGCATACACGAGTGACGGGCTCACTCCCAAGAACCGGGCAGCGGCCTTGACGCCGACGACGGGCTCGGGCGCAGACTTGACGGCAGCCAATTCTTCCGATGCAGAACGTTCGTTCTCAGCCTCTGGAGAACTTCGCCTGCGCCCGTGCTGCGAGTTCTCATCCGGTCTTCTCATGTGATCCGGAACACCGTTCATTGATCCGCGCTTCCTTTCCTTGTATCTCCGCTTCGCTGCTTAACCCATCTGCAAAATTTGCAGATGGCCATCCAGTGAGCATTCCCGCTTATTAGGGATCGGGAACGTTCTTGGTCCTCCAGTTCTGCTTCTTCGCGCCACGCCTGCAGCACGGGCCTCGCACCGCTGTTATCTCCCAGGGTGTGACGAAACGGGTTACCTAGCCTGTTCTGTTCTGGTCTAGAATCTTCACCAACATGTCGCCTGGCATCGCCAAGAACCTGCCATCGCTGTCGGGGTGGAAGGTGTCGCAGTAGGCAGAGTCCCTGAACCACATGTCGTCCACCAATTGGTCGTAGGCAATCTGGTCCTCATTGATGAGTACGATCCGCCGCTCACCGTCTTCGTAAAGCACTCTTTCTGTATCCATGATCTTCCCTTCCTTCCTTGATTGCTGGTCTAGTCCCATGTCAAGTCTCCTCTACGCTCAACTCGTCGTTGAGCTTCTTTGGTGAAAAAGCCGAGTTTCCAACCGTGTGTATAGCCGAAGAAGTTCCGAAACAGTCCGGTGACGGGTGACACGTGGTGACGGGTTTTGGGGTATTACTACGCGAGAGATACTTTCTCTAGGGGTTATAGGGAAAAACCCGTCACTACCCGTCACCCGTCACCCTCAGGCAGCCCGAGGCCACGATAGAGTCGAGCGGAGTTTGTTCGTTCCCTGGCAAACCCACGCTCGGTCATCCGCTCTCCGAACCCCTTCTGGGGTAAGGGCGGTTCGCCAGCGGTCGTATCCGACCTCTCGTATGTCGTACACGTCGCGGAGATCGCGAAGCTTGATCTTGATGGCGTCGTAGTCGATCAGGTCGCCCTCAGTTGTTTCGATCAGTCCACGCTTCGCCCAGCCGCCGATGCTTGTCGGTTTCCTTTGATTGATGCCGTCTCCCGGCAACCAGAAGAACGGAAGCAGAGCTTCTAGCTGGGTGTCCGGGTCGATACCCTTCTCGCCCAACTCGCCCGCTGTGATCTCGAATGCCAGAACCAAGGCCGTCACATCAAGACGGCTCGAAAGGTCCAATCCGGCGTAACACGTCCGACCCACAAGCACCTCGGGGTTGAACGGCGTCCCGCAGGCGTCCCACTTCTCCATCTGAAGCCAACGGGACTCCTGCGCCACCCACTGGCTCAGCCGGTAACGCCTAAACTCGTTTTCCTTGGCCGGCGAAACCCGCGCATTCTCAAACGTGGACCGTACTCGGTCCAGCTTCATGAACCCGCCCGGATTCCCCTCCATCGAGGGGTTGGCCTTCAGCCAGGTCTTCGGGTCCGTCCAGTCGTCCTTTTCGCCGGATGCGTAGATGACCGGATAGAACGACTTGTCGCGGGTTACCCCTTCGATCTGTTGACGGGCTCGCTCGTGCTGTTCCCAGCAAAGCTCTGACTCTTCAGTAATCCCAGCGGTGGTAATGGCGAATAGTAGAGGCTGGTCGCGAGTGTCAGAGCCGTAGGTGAGTACGTTCCACAGGTCGCGATTCTTTTGTCTGTGGAGTTCGTCAAAGATGACCCCGTGAGGGTTGATACCATCCTGGTTTCCCGCATCCGCCGATATTGCCTTGTAGAAGCTGGTCGGATCATCCTTGAGGATAATCAACTTCGAGCTAGGTACGATGTTGACCAGCGAAAGCAGCTCGGGGTTTCTCCGAACCATCGCCGCCGCAATCCGAAAGACGATTCCTGCTTGGTCTCGTGTCGCCGCCGCAGAGTAGACTTGCGCTCCGGGCTCGCCATCGCCAAACAGCAGGTAGAGCGCTACGCCAGCCGCTAATTCCGAGTTGTGTGTCGGTACAAAGTGTTCCGTAGCGAGGTACTGACCAGACGCGGCCTCAACCTCGATACACTTGACCGGAGTCGAGTCAACGGGACAGCATCGCGTGATCTGTCGCGTTTCCGACCGTGCTTTGCGGTTCGGCCTCGCCTTCTGCCTGCGTCGCTTTCGCAACAACTGGAACACCGGGCGGTCAGAGAACGCCCAAAACTGAATCCGATACTTAGGGCCGCAATCCCGACCCTGTAACGTTGCCCTGCCCGTGGTTTGCGAAGCCTTAAAGCCAAGGCTTCGTACTAGGTGCAGAAAGCCATCGGCAAGCTCGCGCCGCGTACTCGTAAACTCGCACTGACCGGCAACGGAGGCGTAGCCGTCCGTGTCCATCAAGCCTTGCAGTAGCGCTGTACGCTGCTCGACGCTAGACCAAAGGTATTGGCCGGGGATATGCTTGTTGCCAAGCAACCCAGCGGCTCTGAGTTTCGCTTGCAGCGATCTGTTTCGGGCGGATTGACTCCTCCCGCCGCTACCGAGCCAGTAAGCGTTGGGCTCCTTGCCCTTCGCTACCGCGTAACCGTCGCGCTCTATCTGCGCCCCGATCTCTGCGATGTCATCAGAGTGACAAGTGAATCCCGCGTTCGCGGTGGTTCCGTCACCCAGCCACGCGCCGAGCGTGTACGGCCCGATGGGAAGATCGGCCACCGGGCACTTGATGGCACCAGCGATATCAACCGAGTGATTCGCGGCCCCATCCGCCCGATTCCCGAGTGTTCCGAAAATCTCTTTTGTTGTGCGCCTGCCGTAGCTGTGGTCGCGGAGTGACCACGTAACCCACTCGTGCTCGGCGTCGCAATAACAGAAAGCCCCATCCGAGAACTCAACAAAGAATGTTGGCCGGTCGTCGAGGGTGCCCGTTGTTGCTGTGATCCTTGTTGGCTCGCCACGCTCATCGAAAACGTAGTCGCCAGTCTCAAGGTCCGCCATCCGGCGAAACCCGGAGGGCGTGGGAATCAGCGTGCCTACGTCGAGGGCCTTCCCGTTCTTCTTGCCGACCTCAACGTAGGACTCGCGGATAACCCTCTTGCCGTCTTTATCGACGGTCCCGAAGATGTCCCGAATGATCTTGTCCTGCCAGGGAAGCAATACGAACGGCTTCCCCGCAAAGCTGCCTTCGTTGTGCCGAAGGTGCTTCGGGAAAAACCGCGCCGCTCGTTCGCCTGGGTCGAGTCGTTCAACCAAGTTTCTCCCTAAAGCCCGCCAACCCTGTCTTCTCTGGCTTGGGCTCGGTCCAGCCTTTCCGACCGGCTGGCGTGATCCCAAACCGGGCCGCGCATTTCTCCATGTCCGACCGATACCGGATAGCTAGCTTCGCGGCAGGATTCTCCCGGACCCACTTCTGGCCCTTTTCCTCGTCTTCGTCCGTGAGGACCAAGCCCTCGCGGTCTACGATGTCCTCGCATTCCCGCCATCGTGCGTAGGTTTGGCAGTAGCTCGCAAAGATCGTCTCATCCACCGCACCCAACCAAGACTTCCGGCTCAACTCCGTAGCGACTCGGCCCCACTCTTCCTTGGCGTAGTCGTGTAACCACTCGGGTGGCTCGGCGGTGATCGACTCAACTATGGGCTCCTGGACCGCTTCGAGTTCGTCCTTCCCCACGTGGGGGCTCTTGATAACTCGGAGTCGGTGTGAGTCTCGGGGGCGTCCTCTGCTCATTTCGTCTTTCCGCGCCCGCGCCCGCGAGTCCCAATTTAAGGCGAATTCGCGTTTGTCTGGCAGACGGTTTCAGGGCGGAAAACCGTAGAGATTTGACCCGCCCTCCTCCCCTCGGCCATCCGCCATGTGCACCCCGGTTGATATCCCCGTCACCACATGCTGTAGGTGGCAACGAGTTCGGGGTTCTCTGGTAGAACGTCAGGCACCAGTGGGGTTGATCCCCCTATCAGATGTCCTCGTCCTGATCTACTGTTTGATTCGGCTGCTGTCTTACGTGTGTGGCAGGAGCGGCATAGCCCCTGTAGGTTGACCGGGTCGTACTTGGTTCCGCTCCATGTCGTGAGCGGAATGATGTGATCAACTTGTTCGGTTGGTGCTACTCTGCCTTGGCGCTCACATGCTGCGCACAGTGGGTGCTGTGTGCGGTAGACCTTGGCGAAGCGTGACCATGCTGAGTCGTAACCTCGACTGGCTGCTGTGCCTCGTGACCTGTCGTACTGTGTCCGGTTGTAGTCCCCGTGTTCATCACACCCCCCGTTGTTGCCCCCCGTTAGATTGGGGCAGCCTGGGTGAGCGCAGGGTTTCTTGGGGCGGTTGGGCATGGAGTAAGGGACCACGTTGGCTCAACATATCCACCGTTGTTCGTGCCGTCTGACTCTACGGTGACGGTCCATGTGACGGTGTCGAGCCCGGTCACGACCTGTATGTACGGCAGGCTCCCCGGGGTGCTATTTAGATACCGGGCCGGGGCCTCAAGTGGTGACACGTCAAGCGCCTTCGCCACCACAGGGGCAGCACCCAGCAACGGGAGCATCTTGAATAGGCTGCGTCGGGTCACTGTAGCGTCGCCTCCGTCTCGGGTGGCTGGGGTTGGTTGCGATGCCACTGCTCGATAATCTTGCGGCCAGCCTCTTCGTTGCGTACCTTCTGGATGTAGCCTGAGCACACAATCCCGCCGATGAAGCCGACCGCAAGACAGACTAGGCCGACCACGGCCATGATAAGTAGGGCTCCGATGGTGGTCATTAAAACCCCTCGACTCGTGACACCCAACGCTTCACCCTGCGCTTAAGACCCGGCAGGTCACAGGGCACCCACTCGCTCAGTATTCCTTTCCGCATGACGGCAACGTGCGTTGTTTCCATGGTTTCGCAATCTGCGCAGATGAACACATAGGTCACTTTCCGGGATAGCTTGGTGAGTCGCTGGGCATAGATCCTTTGTCCGGTTGGTATCTCTCTTGGCTCGCCAGACTTCCACTCCAGAAACAGGAAATGGCCGTTAACCTCAACCGCTCCATCAACATCTGTCAGGGCAATGTTTCTTGGCAAGCAATCCGCAAAAACCTCGATCCTTGGACGATGCTTGGTGTTGAAACATCCGCGCTTCTGACAATCCCACTTGAGCGGGTTATACCCGTTCGGCCTGGGTGACGAAGCCGATATTGGTGAATCGACTCGCGAAGAGCCGTTGATTCCTGCCAAAGTAGAAGAACGCTTGCCCCTGTGTCGGGGCTGCTAGTTCGCCATCAGGTGATACGAAGCGGACCCTGCCACGACTGAAGCAGATGGCCGATGATGCTCCTGCGAGCCGGTGAAACCACGCAGTGTCGGTGTAGTTGTGAGTTAGGACAATCGCGGACTCGATATGGTCCGCCTCCCACTCTGACGCCACCTTCTCAGCGAAATGCGCGATTGCCGGTTGGGCGTAGGGCGGATTGAGCCATACACAGCCACGCCACTCCAGCGCTAGGCCGTCATCTTCAACCGTGTAGATTTCGGAGGCGTTTACTGTCTCGTTTGCCTTGGGGCTCGACGCTGGATCAAGATCGATACGCCCCATCACGGCCCGTGCTTGCTCGATGTACTCGGAGGGCGTGTACCACTCGTTTTCGCCGGTTCCCAGTGTGCCCCTAACGTGCTTGGGTATCTCTTGTCGAAGCCGGGATGCGGACCAACCTTCGTCGGCGGCGAGTTTCAGGTATCCCGTCGCTTGATCGTCGGGAAGGGGCGCCAGTATTTGGTGGTGTGTGAATGTCAGAGTTTCACTGCGCAGTGAAAGTTCAAACCGCTTCGCGACAGACCTACAGTTCGATGCGTACCCGTAGTCAATCCCCCCCGCCCCACACAGC